TAGAAGATTGACAGATAAATACTCAGAAAGAGCAACCGTGCAATGACGGTCTTTTTAGGGAGGTTGGCGCAAAGTATGATTTGCTTTGTTGAGTAGCAATGTATAAGGTTGGGCGCAGTCGCACTCCGCAAGGAGTGCGTGGATTGAAACGTTTTGTATGACAAAAGCGTAAGTTATTCATCCGTCGCACTCCGCAAGGAGTGCGTGGATTGAAACTCCCTCTTTCTCGCGGCGGGGTTTGTGCGGGTGTAATGGACACATTCGTCGGACGGGACTAACCAGCTTGCCCTCCCTCCTCCTAGATCCTCCTCCCTCCTGGCGGCCAAATGAGTTCATCATTGGATTTTTCAAAAAAAAGGCCATTTCCCGGCATTTTTGCGTAAGGCGTTGATAAAGTGTGCGCTTAGACGAGGCGGAAAACCTATGTGCGGAATGTTGACAAATTTTCAATTTTGTGCATATCCGGCTGCCGCGTTGTCAAGCTTGCCTCCAAAAAGCGGGCAAGGGCGGCAACCCTCAAGTACCAAGTTGCGGTTACTGTTCCGCTTGACAAGGGCGATTTTTGCACCGTTATCGGTAAAATGCAACAGTTTTTTTTGTGGAGCGTGCGCTTTCTATGCACAATCTTCATAACTCATTGATACTCTATCATACTTCGCATAACACACATAATGCAAAGTCGGAGGCCCTGGGGGGTCAACCTTGGATAACGCACTACAAGCCACCTAGCACGCGCCGCTTTTCCCGGATGATATGTGTATCGGCTCACCTCTCAAAAGGCCCGTACAAGCCAACCTCGCAAGCCGTTTTTCGGCACAACCGTAAGAATTAGAATAATTATTGCAGTTTTGCCTAGTTTCTCGCATGTTTCGCCATACTCACGCAGACCAGCATGAGGCAAGGACGGCGGCCATGAGAGGGCGCAACTACCCCTAGGTGCTTGGTGTGTTGCCATGCCATACAGGGGGCGCCGGGGAAAAAGTCGCGGGTGTTTTGCGCTGGACAAAGAAGGTATCCCGCTGTGTAATAAGAAAAAGGAGTAAAAAAAGGTAAAAGGGAAAAAGAAGGGAGAAGAAGAGAGAGATGACAGGAAAAGAGCAGATGGAAGAGTTGTGTAAGGAGTTGGTAGAGGAGCTTAGGAGTGGAGTGATAAGGGGGTTGGGAGAGGGGTTGGCGAGGCGAGGGATGAGTCAGGCGATATTCAAGCGGATGGGAGGGCCGGAGGTATGGGCGAGGGTGAGCAAAGGGGGAGTGAGAAGAGGAGGAGGAGAGGGGAAAAAAGAGGAAGAGGGAGAGTTGAAGAAGGTGGAGCTGTGTGAGTTTTTGAGCAGGGTGATAAGAGGGCGGGAGCTAGGGATGAGTGGGAAGGAGAAGATGAGTGCTGTTGGGTTGTACATGAGGTTGAAGGGGTGGGACAAGGTGAAGGAGAAGGAGGAAGAGATGGTAGGGGAAGAGTTGGTAGAGCTGTTAGGAGGGAGAAATGGAGACGGAGAGAAGAATGATACGGATGAGGGTTGACAGAGGGAATAAGGATGAAATAAAGTAAAGACGGAATGAGAAAGAACAGCGAAGGCGAGATAAGAGTGAGGTGTGCGGAGGCGGAGCGAGGATTTCTGGCAGGGGTGAAGGAGATGGTGAAGATGAGGGCAGAGATGGGAGTGATGCCGTGGGGGAAGCATGTATTTTATCCAAGGATGTTGCACAAGGCGAGGCCGCAGAAGGTGAGTGATTTTTTAGTAGGAGATGAGAGGTGGTATGTGAGTGTGAGGGAGGTGGATATGGAGAAATGGGGAAGTAAGCATCATTTGTACCGGGGAGCTAGTGGGAAGTATTATTTGGGTTTATTGTTTAAGAGTACAAAGGCGAGGAGTGTGAGGAGGAAGATAAGCCTTGGGACGAAAGACGAGGAGGAAGCGAAAGAGCGGAGGGAGATGTTTTATGAGGAGTGGGAAGGGAAGCATCTGACATGGGCGCAATGTGAGGGAGCGAAGTGGAACATGAAGGTGTCTGGGTGTGCGGTGATAGGGAGCAAGAGTGCGTTGGAGAGGAAGGCGAGGGAGATGCAGGAGGCGGCGAACCGGGAACAGGCGAAGGCAATATGCAAGGAGTTGGCCTTAAAGCGAAAGGCGCAGGTAAAACTGGAAGGATTTAAAAAGAAGACGGAAGAGATAAAGAGGCGGAGGGTGTTGATGGTAGGAGGGGTAGAGAAAATAGGAGACGCCGTAGTAAGGAGGACGAAGAGAAAAGGAGTGGAAAGGTGAAAGCTATGAAAGAAAAAGAAGTAGGAATAATGGTAAAAGAGAAGAAGGAAGGAGGGTTGGAACTGCATTTGTTTCCGAGCAAGGAGGCAATGGCAAGGTGGCGAGGGGAGGACAGCGAGCATGACGTGGAGGGGCGATATCAGGAGTGGGTATTGCCAGTAGAGGTATTGGAAGACCTTTGGGCGGCGGCGCAAGGGGAAGAGTAAAGTTTTTTTTAAAACGTCCGGTGCAAGAGGCATCCTCAAATAACAAACAAACAATAGAAGTTGGGTGGAGGCGAGGAGGCGTGGTGCGCGAACCGCTACGTCCCGGACGGCCTATGCCCAGCAAATGGAAAGTATGAAAATAATCGTAGATATAGGGCATGCCCGGAAGACGGGAGCGGAAGGGAATGGGTTGGAAGAGCATGAGGTATCATGCGTAGTAGCGGGCTATCTGGTGGAAGAGTTGGGAAAACTTGGACATGAGGTATTGGTGTTGGACTTTCCGAGGATGAGCAATGCGGCAGACTTGAACGAAACGATAAAGGCGGCGAATGCGTCTGGGTACGAGGCAGGAGTATCGTTGCATTGCGACAGCGCCAGTAAAATTGTAGGAGGCAAGGAAGTATTGAACCCGGAGCCGCATGGGGCGCATGTATGCTTTTATCCGAGTAGCGTAAAAGGGGTACGGCTGGCGAGTGCGATAGCAGGTGAGCTGTGTGTATTGTTGCCGGGGAGGGCAAACAAAGTACAGGGGCGAGCGAACCTTGCGATATTGAGGAAAACGAAGATGCCGTTTGTATTGTGTGAGTGTGGTTTTATAAGCAACCCGGAGGACGCAGAGGTAATGAGGAGGCGGCCAAAGGAAATAGCGGAAGCAATAGCGAAAGGAGTGGACGCCTATGCAAGAGGAAAGTGAGGAGGCAATGGACAAAGAGGCAGTAGGAGAGTTTATTGACAGCATCGTAATGGCCCCCGAAAGGGGAGGTGTTGACGAGAAGGCAGAGGGATTTGTGTGGGTATTGAGGAGCAAGAACAAGTTTTTGGTAAGGGAGGGGAAGAAGGACAGGAGTGGGCAAAGGTGGAAGCGGAAGCCTGAATACGCTTACATGTACTACCGAGGGATGATGGCAGGAGGGGTACAGAAGGAAGCGTCGTGCCTGTTATCGGAGGCGAAAGTGTTTGACCTGCCGTTGCCTAGGAGGAAGTATAACACGGAGGTTTGGGACGTTGTGAGGTGCAGGCTAGTTGAGGATGCAGTAGAGGAACAGATATATAGCGAAGCGGAAGCGTTGCTAAAGTTTAACCGTTAGTTATGGAAGTAAGCGAGATAGCCAAGTTGTTGAAAGACCCGATGTGGAGGATATCGCATTTGTATGAGATAAAACTCACGGACGGGAACATTATACCATACAAGCCGAGGAAGTTTCAGGAGGAGTTGCATCGTGCGTGTTACTGTGAGGGGAAGCGTCGTTTTTTGATACCAAAGAGTAGGCGTCAGGGGTGTTCTACGGCGATAGGAGTGATGATGGCAGACATGGCGGCTTTTGAGGAGGGGTGGAAACTGGCGTTGGTGGACAGGACGCTGGGAGACGCAAAGGAAAAGCTGACGGACATTGTGAAGGTAGCCTTGGACAGTTTGAAGCGGAAATTGCCGGGGTTGTTTGAGATAAGCTATTTCCAGTCCCGCATCATAGTGAAGATGACAGGGAGGAGGGCTAGCGAGATAGTTGGCGGTAAATATTTCCGAGGTAGCGGGCTTGGTTTTGCTCACATATCAGAGCTTGGTACCATAGCGACGAGCGAACCGAAGCGAGCGGCAGAAATAGTAAACGGCACATTCCCTGCGGCCAAGGACGGCTTTATATTCGTAGAGACGACGGTACGAGGCGGGAAGCGAGGGGTATTCTACGAAAACGTGATGAATGCGTTGAGCGTGCCGGAGGAGGAGCGTGGGGATAAAGATTTCCATGTGGTATTTTTGCCGTGGTGGAGTGACGAGAACAACAAATCGAAGGGGGGAGAGGCGATAAATGCGGCCACAGAGAGTTATTTTGAGACGCTTAGGAGCAAGAGCGGGATTGTTGTAACCGAGGAGCAAAAGCGTTGGTGGCAACAGGCCAAAAGGCAACACGGGGTGTCAATGAATGAGGAATACCCTTCGACCTTGGAAGAGGCTTTTGAGGTTCCTATGGAGGGGGCTATCTTGGAGGCGGTGTTGGACAGGGCCATGCAGGAGGGGGCTTTCAGGAACTTGGTTTACGATAAAACGAAGCCGTGTTATTGCACATGGGACTTGGGAGCGCCGCTGAACACAATTAACCTTGTATTCCAGCTGGACGGCCCCTTCATCAACGTATTGGAGTTGGACAGCGGGTTGCATGCAAGCGAACGTGTAGCAGAGCGTGTAACAAGGCTCAAAAGCAAATATCCGACATTACAAGCAAACTTCCTTCCGCATGACGGCGGGTACATGACGGACACGGGGATGACACAGGCGCAGATGTGGCAGGAGGCGGGGTTGCCGGGCATACAGTTGTTGCCGAAATCGAAAGACAAATGGATAGGCATCAATTACCTTTTGGGGATGTTTGACCTGTTCCGGTTTGACGTGGAGGGGACAGGCAGGGCGTATAGCTACTGGTTAAGCTACAGGTGCAAGCCAGAGGTAAGCGAGGGAGGCATATTTAAGAATGAGATTGTGCATGACAATGCGTCCCATTGGGCAGACCCGTTGAGGTATGTAGCGGAGGCGAAAATGAACAATTTGCTTGTGCAAGGTCCAACAATCCAAGACTATAAGGCCGGAATAACATGTACATTTGGGAAATATCATCGTGAGCGAAACATTGTACATAACTGGCGAGGACGGTTTGAGCGTTCTTTCCGAATCTGACAAGGTGTTAAGGAGGGACGCAGGTATGGGGTTGAGTGAGGCATGGAAGCTTCACGAGGGAGGCGTGCGCCTCTATACCGGAGGCGGGCTTGTGCTGGGACACTACTACCGCATCGACCCGGAGGAGGTTCGTGTGTGGGGCATGGAGTCAGAGTTTCTTCGGACAAGGCATATTGTTGATAGCGCTGTGGACTATGATGAGGCCAATGGATTTTTCTTTTTTTTGGGTATTGGAGACTATGTTGGCTTTTTAAAGCACTTAAAGGCAAGCACACACCTTCAATTTGGTAGTGGACATAGGAGAGGAAAGTTGTATGTTTACTCACGTAAGGAGTTGGACTTATACATAAAACTTAAACTAAGGAGTAAAAAATGTCAGGAGTAGGAAGCGCAGTAGGAGCAGTAGTAGGAACAATCATTGCGCCCGGCGTGGGGACTACAATCGGTGCGGCCTTGGGTGGTGCGGCTGATAGTGTTGCCAGCAAGGGTAAAGGTGAGTCAACCAAGGCACCGGAGGCCCCCAAACCTGTAGAGACGTATGAGACGCAACAGGAGGCAGTAAGGAGCCAGTCGGAAGCAAACAGGCGCAGGAGTTCTTTCTCAAATACGTTTGTTGCATCCAGAGGGATGGGAACAGGCGGCATTGGTAAAAGCTTTTTAGGCCAGTAATATGTTGTACAACAACCAGAGTCCAAAGCAGAAGAGGGAGCAACTCTATTCGTACAGACAGAGATATGTGTCTAACTGGCAACGAGTTGCGGAGTTTGTAGAGCCAGACAGGCGGTTTAACCTGAATGGAGCTGTACAGGAATCCACACCTAATAATGAGGGATATATTGACACGACTCTTGAGCGTGCGTTGAGGCTGAACGCAACAGGCCAGCATGAGCTTGTGATGCCCAAGGCTAGTGAGTGGTTCACCTTTACGCCCTTGGCGAAAGCGGCAGACAGGGAGCTGGTGACAAGCACTGTTGACGACGAATATGCCGAGACGGCTAGGGTTGTGTCCATGTTCATGAGGAACAGCAACCTGCACACGGCAAGCGAGCTTTTCTTCTGGGACAGGGCGGCTTATGGCATTGGCGCTTTTTGGGCAGAGTGGGACACAAGGAAGCGAGGTTTTAGCTTTTATTCAATTCCCGTTGGGACATTCATGGTGGACAAAGATAAATTTGGCCGGATGAATATGTTCTGTTGGGACGACTGGATGCGAAACCAAGACATTGTAGCCACGTTCCCGGAAAAGAATTTGCCTCAAACGGTGAAGGATAAATACATGGCCAACTCTAACAGCCCGGACAACTACCTTGTGTTCCATTTGTTGGAGCGAGTGGAGCGCACCGGGGACGAAGGGCTTATTGCCCGTGCAGACGGCAAGGAGTGGGTGCTTCGTTCCGTGTACGATGCAACAGGCGACGTATTGCTTGAGCAATTCTTCAAGAACTGTCCTGTCATTTGTTGCAACTGTTTTGACTTGCCCAACAGCCCGTATGGGTATGGGTTTGGGAAGGTTTCCTTGGCAGACCAGATTGAGCTGGTGAATTGCCTGAAAGCGTTGGCAGAGGCGGCCCAGCAGAAGATTTTCCCGCCGATGCTTGTACCCGAAGGCTTCCAAGGGAACATTGGCTATGGCGCCGGGGAGGTAACAACCTTTAACCCGCTGAACATTCAGGCAAGGCCGTCGCCCTTGTTCCAACAGGCTTCACAAACCTCTGACTGTCAATGGCAAATTGAGCGGTTCGAGCGTGTCATCAATGAGGCATGTGACGTTAATTTGTTTATGCCGCTGTTGCAGGTGAAAGACCCGCAATACATGAAGGCCACAGTAGCGCAGATGATTGAGTCTTATTCGGCACGTATCAGCTCTACGGCTTATACGAGGTTGATTGAACAATTCCTGCAACCCTTGGTGGACTTTTGCTACAACACGCTGGTGCAACATGGTTATGTCCGTCCTTTGAGGGATTATCATATTCAGTTCTGCACGCCGTTCCAGATTCTTTTGGACAGGCATCAGCCGACCTTGTTTACGGAGTTCCTGCAAACGGTAGTCATTCCTCTTTCACAAATCGACCCGACCGTTCTGGACTCTGTGGATGCTGACTATATTTTCCGAAGGAGCATGCTTGATATTGGCCTGTCGCCCAAGTATTCTAGGCCGGAGGCGAAGGTGCAACAGATGAGGAGAGAACGCCAAGCGGCTCAAGACGAGGCAAACCAGATGGCTAATGCCAAGACATTCTCGGAAGTGCAGAAGAATCTTGGAGCGGCCAGCAAAGACATGAATCTGATTTAATCATGGAAACAGACAAAAACACGGACGCAGTAGAAATCACCAGCCTTCTTGGGGACACGGTAAGGATTCCCAAGAAGGTGTATGACAAAGCCAAGGAAGTATTGGATTCCGACCCGGACAAATACATCCTGTTCGTCCTCAAGGCGATTGCCAGAGGAAGCAAGTACAAGCTTCCAGACGCATTGAAGGCAGGATTCAACGAGAACAAACTCTTCTATATTGAAGGAATAAACGCACTAATTGAAGTAATCGAAGCATTATATGAGCGAAACTGAAACCACCCAGCCCGCCACGCAACAGGCGCAACCTCCGGCTACACAGGAAACTAAGATGCCGGGAACCATGTCATTGAGCGACCCTGCCTTAAACCAAAAACCTGCCGAGACATTTACTGTTGACAGCATTGTAAATAAAGACGGCACGTTTAAGGAAGGGTGGGCCTCTTCTTTTGAGGGAGGCGAGAGCTTGTCCAATAAGTATAACAATATCAATGACTTAATCAAAGGCTTTGTTAATGCCAACAAGCTTATTGGTAAAAAGTCGGAACAGGCTACACGCCCCGGAGCCGATGCTCCTGACGAGCAGAAGAAGGCATGGCGTGAGCATTTGGGTGTTCCTGAAAAAGCGGAAGACTACCAAGTCCCTGACGAATACAAAGAGACGGTGGACGCAGAGTCGTTTAAAGAGTTTGCCCAGTTTGCCCATGAGCATAACATCCCTGCCGACACGATGCAGGAGTTGCTTCGTTTTCAGGAACGGTATGCGGCCAAGCTGAATGAGGCTAATGCCAAGCGAATCGAAGAACAGGCAAAAGAGGCTAAGAAATACTTCCAAGCGGAGTGGGGAGGCTTGTATGAGCGCAACTTTAACTTGCTCAAGGACGGCCTTGTGAGGGCAGGGATTGACATTGAGTCCCCTGATATGGCGGGCGCTCTGAACAATCCCTTCATCCTTTCTGCGTTGTTTGACAAGGTTTCCAGTATGCAGGACGGAACGATGCCCGTCCCCGGATTCATGAAGGCTTCTGCGGCTGACGCTAAGGAGCAAATCATGGGGTTGATTAACAAGTATGGCTCGGTAAACCAAATGCCTCATGACGCACGAGAGCTGTACCACAGGCTCCTTGCGAACAAAAATATCAAATGGTGAAGCAAATTATGCTTGCATGCACCATGCCGTAAGGGTTTAATAGTCCCTGTGATGGTGTGAGTTTTTTTCTCCGTATTTTGTCTCACACCAAAAACAAAATGCTAATGCCCGTTGGAGGTTCTTATGTTGTGTTCTTTCCTCCAACGGGCATTTTTTTATTGCAATCTCTCGTCGTGTGTTGCATACTGCGCTTGCTGTTGTGAAACAGTAGTGTGATTGCATGATTCAATAAGAGCGAAAAGGCGATAACATAGGGATAAATGAGGAGGGGGTACGTTTGTGCATAGCGTACCCCCTCTGTTTTTGTTTGCTTTTTCATAAAGTTTGTGCATTTGTTTTCTTAAAGGCAACCCGTTTGGACACTTGCTTTAACACTCATAGTATAAGAGGACAGCCGTCTTCCTCATTAAACAGCCCTACTTTAAGGACACCTGTCGAACCCATTTTGACGGTAAGAATTAAAAGTATAACTAAATTATGGCAAATTACGGAAACTTCCAGACGCTTGCTGTAAACGAGTACACGCCCATGATTTATGCGGCTGTTCAGCAGATGCGCTCTAGAACGGAGCGTTTCATGAGGGTTTACGGCATGAATTCCCGGCAGCGCAGGTTCCAAATCATTGACCCTGTAAGCTCCACTCAAATCACCGACCTGTATGGTGCGACCAACCCGCAACAGGCCGAATTCAGACAGCGGTGGCTCAAGACCAAAATCTTCAAGTCCACTCATGAGATTTCCCGCACGGAAATGCAACAGGCAGGGACTATTGACTCTCCGCTTCCCCGCATTGTGGACGCAGAGCGCATGGAAATGCAGCGTCGCCGTGACTTGGTGGCGGTTGAGGGCCTTATTGGTACTGCGTGGACTGGCGAGAACGGCGACATTCCCGTTGCCTTCAACGAAAAGGCCAACACGATTCCTGTTGGCTACGTTCAGAGCGGAACCTATACGGCATCCGGCCTGACCTTTGACAAGATTGTGCGAGCCAAGACTATCTTTGGCATGCGTAACGTGTTGGGGCAGGACGTGGAACGTCAGGATTTGGGTGGCCCTGAAATGGTAATCCTTTGTACCCATGAAGAACTGGCTGCTCTGTACGGCATCAAGGAATTCACGAACATCCTTTACTCCGACCAGCGTCCGATTGCCAGCGGCTACATTGACAACGTGCTTGGCGTGCGTTTCATTGCGCTGACTGCGGACATGCTTCCGTTCGGTTCCCGTCCGCTTGGTACTGCGGCCGACCCGACCGCTGGTGAATCCATAACGAATGTGCGAACCCTCATTGCCTTCACGATGAACTCCGTTGCGTTTGGCGTGCTGGAAGAACTGTTCGTTCGGATTGAGGAACTTCCGACCAACCAGTATGTATGGCAGACGTACTCCGAAATCGCAATGGGTGCGACCCGAATTGAAGACAAGGGTGTGCTTAAAATTGATGTTTCTGGTTCAAGCGGTAATTTCTAATCAAACAAAGGAAGGAGTATAATATATGGCTATTGTTCAAAGTGATGCGTTAGCTAAGGTTGAGGCGGGAATGCCCCCGTGGCTGAACTCTCAAATGTCTCGTGGTCAGGTATTGAAACATCTAATCACCTATACCACAGGGACTTCCGGAACTGCCGCCTCTTCGGAAATCCAAGACATCCCTCTTCCTCCGGGAGTAGTGATTGACTTGTCCTCGGTTGCAATGTCCCATAATGGCGTAGGTGCAGGTACTTACACCATTGAACTGTATATCGCAGATAAGCAGGGCAACTTGGTAAACAAATGTGGAGACATTCTCGCACTAACTGCCGCGGCAACAGTGGGTGAAATCGTTCGCGCAAGCGTCGCCGCCAACGCCGCGCCTTGGATTCTTTGTGACCCGGCGCAGT